TCGGAATATAACCAAATCCAGCCGATTCATAATACGTTACATCGGGTTTAAAATCCATGTCGTCGAGCGTAATGCCCGAATATGTGTTTCCAGATTGAATATAATATGTTTTTTCGAGATTAAAACTGGTATCACTGGTCGGAGTGTATGTCGGGTTTCTGGTATAGTACGTATATCCTTCTTCAAACTGATCTCCGGTATATACTTCGAAACGATTTCCGAGAGAACCGTTTCCAGAACCTCGAATGCTGCCTTTCCAATATGGCAAGACACCCGTTACCATTTCTGTAATGTTCTTATCCTGACTAAAATCCACCAGGTCAACACCATATTCAATAGTAACACCGCGATCCAGGCCTGCTGTCTTTTCAATGCTGACGGACATATTATCAAATACTATATCTCCGCCATAAAGACCAAGAATACTGTCATCGCCATCCAGAAGAACTTCTCTGACATTCTTCGGCGATTCAACATTAAATTTTTCCAGTGCCGTCCACTGGTCTTGATCAAACACTTTTCCTGCAGGAATATCCTCGATCGCCTGCCATGTATAACCGCCATTAATAACATATTCGCCACGAGTATAGGCGCGCTGAGAATTAAACCCCTGAATCTGATAGCCCGAAATAGTAAACGGAAACGACTCAGCTGTTCCGCTATTGATTGGAAGAATGTTTTTCTTTAAGGTTGCAATTGCCTGCGCCGGACTAAGTTGATCCTTGAAGATTTTGACCGGATAATTTGCCATATCATAGCTAATATGCTGACAATTGACCGTTACGGTTTGGTTGAGACCGCTTTCAATTCCATAAATACGAAAGCACTGCGGATCCTGGTAGTCATTGACTTTTGCAAGTACAATTCTGCCATTTTGTAATTCACTAAAAAGTTCACCGCTTGCCGGATAACTAAAAGACATCTCATATTCGCCTTCGGACGTCTGCTTCGCTTTACATTCGAGACAGTCTACGAGATCGCCGATTCCATGGGTGGTAAAATCAGTTTCGTCATATTCGAAGAGAATCGGAATCATATCGTCCACCACCTCGGAATCAATTTAACGGTCCGAATACCACCGCTCCATGTAATTTCTGTTTCTTTTCCAAGTTTCAGATCGTCATAGGAGCCGCTGAGTTTATTGCTGTAACTGACTGCGCCGTTATAAATACGATGAGCCTTCACGTCAATAGTTGCCGAAGCCGGTACTTCTGTAATCGTGACAATATTGCCATTAAATGACAAAGTGCCGCTCAAAGCACTATTTCCAGTAATATAAATAAGAGGAAGCGCTGCGAAAGCACTCGGATTTCTCAGCACCTGATTTTTTTCAAGAATTATTTCACGCTCACCGAATTTATAATACTTTTCGGGAGCACAGTTAAACGACAGAGTTCCTTCGCCATATTCGTTAAACATACTGACAAATTCACTGCCGCCGCTATAATATGCCATACGATAAACATCCGGAAAATAGCTGTCTTCCAGACGATGATAGCCCTCGTTGCCGAGCAGCCAGTCGATAACTTTCGGCATGGCCTGTTCAAGACCGCCGATATATTTGGCATCTAAAAATACCTGATACTGTTGCTCATAGTTTTGAAAGGCTCCGGTCGGAAGAACAATGGCGTCATTCCGACCAGGAACCTGCTGAATTTCTTGAAGACGCTGCGGGATGATAACGCGAGGATAGTGCTCAACGATCATCCCGACGTCTTTATTGCTAGTACCTGCCCAGATAATCACCTGGCGAGCACCTCCTTACTTCCATTTTGAATTTGAAATGAGAAATCGCGTTCGTTTAGAACGGTTTATAAATTATGACTTTAAAATAAGGAGAAGCGCCCGGATTAACCGAACGCCGCTCCTCTTCTCGCCAGACGAGTATTCATTCTGGCAAGCACAGCATCAGCAAGAGCATTTGCATCTTCGCCGGGCTGCTGATAAATGTTGAATGTAATATTATCTCCGTTATTAATCGTTTGTGTAGTCGCCATATTGGAAGCAATACGTTCTGCGGTAGCCATACGTTTACTAATCGCACTGGACATCTGAGCAGACATGCCATAGTTTTCGCTAAACATTCCACCCATATAACTTGCTGCAGAATCGACATCGGTCAGATCCACAACGGGTGTAATCCTCGGAGTAAACTCAAAATCTTCATCTGCGACCGCCGAAACCATTGCCATAGACTGCATAATGGCATCCATAAGAGCGTCACTAAGTACGACAACAGAACTGATTGCCGAATCGGATTCCTGATCAATTCCCTTGCCGATTCCAAGCGGAATATAACGGGCAAGTTCTGCAAAGACACGAGACGGAGATTCGATCTTCAAATACTCTGTAAAACCATTTTCTAATGCTGCTGCGAGATCTGAACCACTCTGATAAGCCTGATAAATATTCTCCAGGATACCTCGCACAAGACCATAAGCGGCCTCTGCACCATATGTATCAAAGACTGCATCAATTTGCTCGAACGGATCTGTAATTCCTGTATACATATTATCGGCAGATCGTGTAGCCTCTTCTGCGGGAATCGACGTGTCAACTAAACGAAGATCTTCCGCCGTCTGAGCATACTGAGCAAGATACTCCTGCATGGCTTTAATTTCAAAGATGTTACCATTGGCAGCTTCCAACTGTGCATAAAAAGCTTCGGTGGTGATTCCGAGCTTGTACGCCAGTTCTGGTAACAACACACTACCTAATTGATCATAAATCTGATTAATTCTCTCTAATCTTTGTTTCTCGTCGTCTCTTGTTTTCGGCGTTAGTTCAATCTGATTCTGAACTTCCTGTTCCTTCAGTGCAAGACGCTCAAGCGCGAGAATGTAGTCCTCCGGTGCTTCACCAAGACCTTCAAAAATCTCTTTTCTGGTTTGCTTCATTCGCATTGCTGCGCCAACATTCAGAATACTGAATACTTTAACAACTTTTTTCGTCTGATCATAAAGAAAATCAGTCAGACTGTCGCTTATATCTCTAGTGCCCCACAGACTCGCTGACACTTCATCCGACATGCCTTCGCTGACGCCTTTAACAATATTAACACCATTTTCGTACATGGTTCTCGATGGCGAATGCATATCGAGTTCGTCTCGCAATCCTTCGTTGATCGTATCGGCAAGACCAACTGCAACCTGACGTGCGGCGAGATAGTTAGCCTGAATACCATCGATAATTCCTTGGACGATCTGAGCGCCATGCCCAACAAATTTCTCTCGAATATTATGAAAAGCATAACTCATTTCGTCCATAAGCTTGTACAAAGGATTAACGGCTGTATACCAGTACTTGTCAATACCAGCTCCAATGCCGGCCGGAATATACTGCCCAACCTCGTCACGCATAACAGTAGAAGGAGATTCGATACCAAGACGCTGTTTGAGAGTATCAGGAATAATATCTCCATATTTCTCTAATACAGAAGTTAATCCGCTTGAAGCTTCTGAAGAATTTGCTCCATCAGCAATACCATTAATAATATTCGTACCTATAGATTTAAGATCATCGGTTGAGACTTGATCGAGCCAATCGGTATCTCCTAGAGGGCTAAACCAATTTTTAAGTTGTTCTCTTGCTGCGTTTGGATCATCAAGCCCTAATGCACTAGCAAGAGCGTTCTTATCAAGTCCAGTACTACCCAGAAACGAATTTAGATCGATTCCCGCTATACCATTTTCTCTAACATTAGTAAATAAATCAAATAGTCCGCTTACCGTATCTGTCGCTTCGGTAGCCGTTGTAGTAACTTCTGATAACGAATCCGTTAATTCGGTCGTTGCTTCAGCGCTACCCGTCGCAGCCCCCGATGCCGAGTCTTCTACCTGTGAATATTCATCAACCATTTGACGAAGTTCACCGACAGTTATATTCATCGCTGCCGCGCCTTCTTCAAGTAGTTTACTATATTCCATAGATTTAAAGGTTCTATCACGGCTATCATTTATCGCGTCTATGGAGGTTTTCATTTCTGCAAGTTCGGCAACATAATCACGTGAACTTGCGGCGGCTTCTTCTTCAGCTTGCTTTACTGATTCAAGCCATGTTTGATATGCTTCGTTCGATTCGATAGTTCCGTCCATAAGCTGCTTAAATACCGTGCTATATTTTTCACCAGTTGCATCACTGATTTCTCGTGCAAGACGTGAAAAACTCTCTTGATATGTCAAACTATAATCTTGAACCGCTTGAGAAGCAGCTTCCAAATCGGCTAATAACTGATCTAAATCAGCATCTGGCGAGGCCTCGGCATAAGCATTCGTTGCTGCTTCTTTAGCATCTAATAATTCATTATATCTAGCGAATACATCCTCTAATTTCTCAACTTTCTTTTCAGCAGTATCGGCTTCTTCGCCAAAAATTTCTACATCATTTTCTTTTTCGGCTTCACCAGCATGTGCCCACCAACCGGTTCCTTCTTCAAGATCATGCATGCCCTTCACGATAGCAGCTATAGCAGCAGCAGCCAAAACATATGGAAGAACAGCGCCCATCATCGTTGTAAGATAACTTTCTGTAGACCCAGTAAGACCTTCCATGATCTCATCGGTTTGAGAGTGGACTTCTTTTAATTTATTAAACGTAGCGATGACACCATCATCTTTATCGAGAAGATCTTTAAGAGTATTAAACTTGTCATTAACATTACCGGCCGTGTCTATAATATCACCAAGACTACCGAGAACACCTTCATCGCCGCCGCCTTTGCCTTTTCCAAGAACTGCTTTAAGTAATTCAAACGGATGTGCGGCTTTTATAAGTCCAAATGCTCCTACTACTTTTAATACAGTTCGTCTAGTTTTATCTAGTGCTTCATCGTTTTCGTTCAGCGTCTTCATGTAATTAGTACCGAAAACGCTATCTATCAGACCTGCGCCAACGACACAGGCGGCTTCGACAATATTATTAATAGCATCAACAATGCCCTCAGCATTATTCCTAATCGCATCCGCCACACTGTTAAGCAAATTTACAACGCCGCCAACAATAACATCGGCAAAGGTTGGCATCAAACCTGCAGCATATGTCGCACCAAGAATAATCAGAACTTTAAGAGCGTCTAGAAGAGCAGCTTTATTCTTTTCATCTTTTAGAAATTCAATAGTCTTTGTGAATCCGTTGCTTACACCGTTTCGCATTCCGTCAACGATCTTTTTCATAGCACCGAGGAAACCGGATCCGGCACGAGCGAATAGACCGCCACCAAGGATAGTAGATAGTCTCTTTGCTGTCAGACTAATCATAGTCAAAGCAATGAGCAATCCGCCAAGAATTAATATGAACTTACCAGCACCATCGCCCAATGTTTTCCAGTCCATGTTAGCCAGAGATTGAAATGCGTCTACAATATTTGGAGCTGCGACCATCAGAATACTAATCGCCGCTGCAAGAAGCAGAATGCCGCCAGCCATGGCAATGATTCCGGTACCCGTAAGTGTCGCCGCAAGACCAACAATGCCTAATGCTATACCAAACTTCATCAATTTAGTGCTAAATTTACCAAGGCGTTCGAGGCCTTGTTCAAATACGACCCAATGCGCATCGTCCATTCTGCCAAGAACATAAGTGAATGCTGCAATAGCGCCAGATATTAAAATAATGGCAGGGGCCAGGAACAGAGCGGCTAACGATAGAACCATAATGGCCTTTGCTATTTTCAGAATTCCCTCGCCCAATCTTGATGCGTTTTCTGATCCATTGTTTTTAAGAATAACTTTACTAAGTATTCCAATAAGCACTGAGAAAATAACGAGTATTCCAACCAGAATTCCGAGCGATTTCAGAATTTGCAGATCGTCCAGTCGCTCGCACAGATTTGCAATTGCTATGATCGGAACTGTTAGAACGGACATTGCAAACGACATCAGAACCAGCGAACCGGCTAATTTTAACAGATAATTACCAACTGCTTTAATTTCAGCAGCTTTTTTCTTAGACATGATCGCGCCGAAAATTGCCAGCATAAGCGCAATCATTCCAGCAACAGCACCAAGTATGGCAAACGCACCAATGATTCCTTTTACGTTGAATTTTAGTACTTTTTGTGCTGCCGCTAAAATCAGAATCGGCATCGTCATCATTTGAAGAGCCAATGCCATGATCAACAAACTTGCTGCGATTTTGATCATAAACGTTCCGATCTGATTAATCTGTCCGTTTTTCCTGAAACCTTTAACTGAAGATATTAAAACTCGAAGAAGTACTGCGATAGCACCTAAAATTGCCGCAACAGCGCCAACTGCCAAAAGAAATTTACCAACACCGGCTTTTCCTCTGGCAAATTTGAGTACCAAACTGAATGCAAGAACTGGAATCATCAACATCTGAACCGCTAGGGCAATACCAATCATTCCAAGGCCGATGCCCTTCATCATCTGCCCAAGCCATTTGAACGTATAAGGATCGAATCCACTCTTCTTGGCGTAAACCATAAGAATAGTCATGATAAGACCAATGGCTCCTAAAATTGCTCCAACAGCAATTATAGCAGCCTTCAAATGCTCAGTTCCAACGAACCTGGAAATTAAAGCTAGAATCAAAGCCGTTGATCCAATTGTACCGATGATCGCTGCAAATCCGATCAGCGCAAGTCCAAACGCCGGGAAATATGGCATCTGCTTAATAAACAACGCTGCCGGACCCATCATGACTTTAATCAGCAATGACAGCAACAGAATAATTGCCAGAACTGTTGACGATGCTCTTTCAAATTCTTCTTTCGGAATCTTGGACAAAATCCAAATAGAGCCCGCGATCAAGAGAATACCAACGCCGAGCTGCTTGATTGCCGTCATCTGAAAATTTACAGACAATGAACGGAATGTCTGACCGAGATCTTTCATCAAATCGTTAAATCGATCTGGAATATCTGCAATATTATCCGCAAGACCATTAATAATGTTAAGGCCGTGTCCGACTTTAAGTAAGACGTTTGCGATGACACCAAGTCGTAAAGCACTGATGACATCACTGATACGAATTTCTCTGAGTTTTTCAAGGAATCCCTGCCAGGCACTTTCAACAAGACCGCCTACGCCTTCTTTGACCTCTTCCTGTGCCTCTTCGTCTCCGCCGGCACCTCTGATAAGGTTCGCAAAGAAACCGCCTCTTGACGCAAATGTCTCTTCGAGAGTAAGAAGTTCTTCCTCGGTAGTATCAATTTCCTGCTCAACGCCATTTTCATCGACAACTTTTCTCGAAAACAGTCCACGAACAGCAGCTTTAACCGATTTAAATATCTCGATCAGTTTCTCTCCGCCGGGAACCAAGCGTGTTACTCCGCGCTCAAAACTGTCAGCAACGGCGCTGAGAGCTCCGGCAAACCCGCCTTCAGCATAGCCCTCTTCAGCATAACCATAAACACGTTTTACAACATTTCCGAATTTCTCGAACGCGGTCGTGAGTGCAGTCCAGATACCGGTCATTACATCTGACGTCTTGGCCCAGGTAACAAGTTGACCGAACCACTCGCCAAGCTTCTGAAATGCTGCGACCACGATCATGACAGCGCCGCCGAAAATACTACCAAGCGCAAGTGCCAGACCTGCAATTACATTTTTAAGGAAACCGAAAGCCGTAGCAAGCGCGTGAATAACTGCCAGGAGAACTGGATGATCGGCGAAAAGTTCGTCAAGCGAATCCATCATGTTCTGTAGACCGCTCGCGATGCCTCCCTCACTAAACCCTTCTTTGAATGCGTTAACAAGCGTGTCAATAACTTTATTAATCTTATCGATCGGCTTTTCAATATATTTTACAATCCTATCGCCAAAATCGCTGATAATATCGAGAATGCCGCTTCTATCAATAGTACGGCTGATCCCATCGATTCCCGTTATAATAAGACTGAAAATATGATTCGCCAGATTAAAAATCGGAGACAAAAGCTTAAATATAATAGAAAGTCCGGTTTTCGCAATCTTGATTACAATACCAAGAGTCTTTCCGATAATTCGAATAATAGAGAAAATCGCTTCAAGAAAACTCGCCAGCGATTCACTTTTACTGATTTCTTTAACTTTTGTACTAAACGAATAAAACGCGGCAGTGAGCGTAAAGAACCCGTCGCTCATAGTCGCGAGCTGATCGGTGTCTCGATCCCATCCGCCGCCGAACACCTTCATGAAAACCGTGTCGAATGTATCGCCGAAGTTTTCAAGTGCCTCCAGCAAATTTGTAAGGCTTTTTCGGAAAAGTTCCCCCGCAGAAATTAGCTGGCCTTCTTCATCAAGAACGCCGCTGCCGAAGAGACTGGCATAGATTTGTTCAGCCTCGTTCGACATAGTATTCATGTCATAGACATACTCTTCGGTGGAACCCATGCAGCTAGCGAGATACTCTGCGAATGTTTCATAACCGAGCCGGGCCTTCAGATTATTTGTCTGATAATACAGCTCCATGATTTCCATAAGGTAATCATCATCGAGACCCGCACGTGCAATGTTTCTAAGGTCACCAACCATCGCCTGCATGAGCTCCGGATCGAGACCCATACTCTCATACCAGGCAAGTCGCTTATCGCCGGCGCCATGATCTCCTCTGAGAACTTCCAGAGCAAGTTCGCGCATTTGAGCGATATTACCGACGCCAGATTTGACAGTTTCCTGAATATCTTCGGTTACATTTTCGCTATCGATACCGAGGCTGTTAAGTGCGGCCTTGAAATCTTCGACAGAAATCGCACCGTTACGAAAAGCGTCTTCAAGACTTGAATATTTTTCAAGAGCCCGAACAACCTCTTTTGGTTCCATGGCTTCGCGAAGAGCTTTTTCGAAATCTTTTGCAGTTTTCCCTACTTTATTCAAAGCACGGTTCAGCGTCGTCGGTTTACTCGAATCGAAGCTATCATCAAGTTCACCAAGAGCTTTCTGAAACTGCTCAAGCGTAAACGCTCCATGTTTTAAAGCTTCTTCAAAAGATCCATAGCCTTTAATTATTTCTTCGACGGCGATTGCACTCGTGGTCTTTTTGAAAGCTTTTTCAAGATCGTCCATCGTCTTTCCTACAGCGGCAAGACGATCTTCAAGGACTTCTGTAGTTCCTGCAGCTCCGCCAATTCCCTCTGAGAACTCGTGTGGAACTCCATCAGGATCCAGATAACCTCCGGAACCTCTGATCACTTCAAGCAGATGATCGACAGGACGCGCGAAGATGTTCCACATGACTTCGGACATTTTCGTCCAAAGCTCTTTTGCTTCAAGATAGTTTCCGAACAGCTCTTCGAAAACATCCATCCACTTTGTGCTGACGGCGTCCCTGGTGGCATCGATGGCTTCCTGGAACGTCTTAGCTTCCTGCGCAGCCTGAAACGCCCTTCGACCAAGATCATATTCAGGCTTGAGCATTTCATCAAAAGCGACTTTTAAATCATCGATCGTAACTCCAAGTTCCTTCGCACTTGCCTGAAGATCTTCGGTGGCTTCTTTATCGCCATCCAGCATCTTTTCATAATTCTTAAGATCTTTAAGAACGTATGTAGCACTGTCATACTCGAAAGTATCCTGAACATCAGCAACAAGTTGAGCAAAGCCGCCGTAATTATTTAAAACTTCGAGCAATACATCAGATGTGAACCACTTATCTTTAAGATTTTCACGAAACGATTCAAGGGTTACAGTGTGACCTTCGGCAGTTTCCCAAGTATTTTCCGAAACTTTTTGAAGCGTATGCATCTTCTCAGCTACGTCAATAACTTGCTGCTTGAACTCATAGGTTGCCATATTGGCAAGCTCAATGGATTTCCAGTCAATCTGCGTTACCGCGCCAAGCCCCAACGCCTGTGAGAGGTTATACATGGCGCGTCCGGCCTCAGCAGGTCTTCCACCTGAGATGGCCGCCCAGGTTGAAATACCCTGCATGGCAGTGACCGATTCCTCAAGTCCACGACCGGCGGCGGTAAATTTACCGACGTTATTAACCATGTCCGAGAAACTATACGAAGTTTCATCGGCAAACCATGTCAGTCTCTCGAGCTGCTCCGTAACACCGGCAAGCTGTTCTTCCTGATTGGCCCAATCAAGTCCTTCGCCAACCAGGTTATTTGTCGCGGCCATAATAGTCTGTACGGCCTCGACTTTTCCGGCATATTTATCCCAGCCGGCACCGATCTGCTGTGTTGTCAGTGCTGTCGACATGTATCGCAACTGACTGACAAGTTCCATCGCCTTATTGGTCAGATTGCGCATGATCTGATCGCCGGCAATGCCAAACGCCGAGAATCGGTTAGTTACTTTATCAAGCGATTGTTCAATTTGTTCAAAGCCGTCGACATTATTTTCTCCAAGTCCCTTGAGGCTTCGATCGAGACTTTCAAGAATACCAATGGTTTTCTTTGCACCCGCTTCGAATTTCTCATTGTCAATGCGCATTTCTACAATGCGTTCGTCAACGGTAGATGTTCCGGTATTCATCGACTCTTAGAAACCTCCTTCCGGACTTCTTCTGATATTTTGTCAAAAATCGGCTGAATGGCCGGTGAAATATAATGACGTCCCTGGACATAACTTCCCCAGCCGGTCCCATGACCGTATTCGATAATGACGGCAATTGGAACACCGTCGCTCATATTGTCGTTCGTCCAGTAGATTGACATTCTTCCGCGTTCTTTTACAATTTCATAGCTCCAGGACGCCGCGGTCTTTCCTGTGCGCTTTGGAGTAGCGGAAGCGAGAGCCTCAACCCCCTCTTCCGCATACTTTTCCATCATACTGTCAAAATCCAGTTTTCTGAATCGTTCAAGAAGATTATAGGTATTCTTGAAATCACCTTTTACTTTGCACCGGATCATGACTTTTTCTCCTTATCCTCTTGTGTTATACTTCGCTCTTCTGGAAGCATTCAGAGCCGCCCTCTGCTGAGCAGCTTCACGTTTTCCCATTTTTTTCGGCGGCTGATTCTTGATGGACGCGATTTCAATCAGCGTTAATAGACGGTTTATATGCCATTTTTCGCAGGGATCAAATGGAATCTGAAAGTTTGTCATCCAGAAATAGATCAGTTCACTGGTAATGATTTCCCTGCTTTTTTTCTGATCTTGCCGCTTAAAGGTTGTTGCTGTCATCGGATTTGTAATGTACTCAGCAACCTTCTTTAAATTTTCTGCGTCAAACGTATAAAACACATTCGGATTAACATTTTTTGTAAGGCACATGCACTGAAGATAGGATATAAATTCTTCAGGCGTTTTCTGTTCCGAAGAAAGATATGGTTTGTGCCATTTTGATTCCCAATTCGAAATACTGATCAGAGAGTGCTCCAGGACAATATTTGTTTCCTTTACAGTAATAAATTTGCCGGTGCCCTCGTCAAATAGTTCTTTCTCCGGAATGTGAATCGGGAGTGGCATTTTGATTTATCAGGGCTTGGGCATCTGGATAAGCTCACCAAGGCCTTCCTGCTGCATCATTTTGGCAGCTTCAGCCTTCTGTTCGGCGCTCACAGCGGGCATAACGTTTTCGGCAAACTCATCGAGGGATTCCTCACCTGAAAGCAGACCATAGACATACTTGTCATATGCGGCGGACTGCTTAAATTTCGTAATCAAGGGGCGGCCGTTGTCATCTTCCTTCAGAAAGAGGGATGGATCATCTTTCGGACGGACGCCATAAGCTTTGTTGACCAGCAGTTTCACAAAGTCGACCGCCGGCTTCTGACGGATTTCGCCGCCTTCAGAATCTTTAATAAGACCCTTCAGATGACCGACCAGACCGCCCTCGTCTTCGTATTCGAGGTTCAGATCGATGCATTCGGTCTTATTGAGGTTGAAATAAGCGTCGACGGTTTCTTCTTTACCGTCAAAGTTGGTATAGGTAATTTTCTTGTGCAGCATGATTTTGTTCTCCTTTCAAATATAAAAAAGAGAGGCTGTCATATTTCAGACAGCCTCCCAATAATTAAAATATTAGGTCAGAAGCGTAACGACTTCACTAGGCAGCGGAAGATGGGGTTCCGTCTGTGCAGTACCGTACAGAGCATCTTCCAGAGCCTGCAGCTTTGCATTCTTCGCGCCGTTCTCGCCCTTCGGGAACTTGGTAGAATCAATAATAAGAAGGGAAGTGGCCTTGTGTCCGGCCACGGGAACGGGAACGGTCGTGAACTCCCAGCTGAACTGGATCGGTTCCGGACTATCATTGATCGTCTCGTAGGAACGCTCGGACGGAGAAGCGGAAGCGCCGTAGATCAGGTGAATCTTGTAGCCATGTTCGTCCAGTTCGGTGTCATTACCGATCGTGGAAACATAGCTGAAGCCGAAAGTCTTACGGGGCTGCTGGCCGATCGTAACACCGTCCATAAGGGAAGCGGAGCCGTCGCACTCGGCAAACTCATCGGGATAAGTATAAGCTTCGATCGTGCCGCCGAAGTTCTCAACACCACGCAGAACGAGGTATTTGATATCATCGGCATAAATATCGTTGGCGTCGCCTCCGTCAGGAGACTCAGAAACAGAAGTCAGGCCATTCCATGCAACGCCTGCGGGATAACTACCGTCAGAGGACTGTACATACAGTACGCCCTGCTTTGTACCGGTTTCGTAGGTCTTTTCGCCTACCTGGTCCCATACCAATTTAGCCATTTTTGTTACCTCCAATTAGTAATAGATCATGAAGACATCGTGATGGAGATTGTCCCGCACCATATGTCTCTGATACTGGCAATGTCCGAAATGTTGCATGACCCTCTCAAGCATATCGGGGTCGGGTTCATCTCGGTTGATATAAGTTACTTGATACCCAGGGCGGAACAGATAATTTCTGTCGTTGGCCCTGGGCTGATATGCAGTTGTACGTTCCATGATGAAACATGGATAATCAATTCCGGTGAAAATATAACTTTCGCCGTTCCCATTATCCAATCCGGCGTCATAGGAAGGCTGAAAGTACACCTCATCCGTGCCGAGCAGGTCCTTAAGCTCCTGAATCAGAAGATCTGACCGTCGCTCCATTGTATGCGCCTCCTAGCGTCAGGATCAGTCGAGGGTACTGAACTTCAATCTCAGAGATTTTCCATGCAGTACCCATCCACTTGACATATTTCATGGAACCGACGTGACTGCGGGCATACGGATCCGCCAGAATTGAAATCTGCTGGGAAGGTGTGATCGTATCATTAACACTCTCCCCTGCCTGATAGCGCAGACTACGCCTCAGAACATCCCCGGCATAGGAATACTCAACCGGTTCGGTCGTTTTGACGCCGGGACGCTTCTCAACGACTTCCACAAAACCGACAGGTCCGTAAAATTTCACGCAATCACTTCCATTTTGAATTTGTAATTCAGATTCCCGCCGACTGGCGGTTTATGAATTTAGATTATGCGACTTCCTCTTCCAGAACGATGAAGCTGTAGATACGGGTATTCGCACCGGAGACACGGGTCTCGATCAGGCTCTTGAGCTGGTTAAAGTCGATGTCAAAGTCGGTGAAGTGGGTGATTTCGCCACCCTTGGTAGCACCGATGTTATAGTCGTTCAGGTTGCCGATGATGGCCAGCAGACGATAGGTCTTGGCAGAAGCGCCAGAGCCAACGGTACGGGTCATATTCTCGAACTCGGGAACGTTATACACGCCGTTAACATCCAGGGCAGAAGTGAGTTCGCCCTTATTGGTGTAGATGCGGCGGCCGTTCAGGTCCTTCGCAAGCTGGATCTTGTTGAAGAAGCGCTGGCTGCAGAACATGTCCATGTTGCCGCTTCCGCGATAATCAATCTTGGCATCAAGGATAGCTTCCTCAACGGCCTGGGCATAGACGTAGTTGGTGCCAAAGCCGGGGTCATTGTCAGCGGCGGTGGCATTAATGGTCTTACGGATCGTGAAGATCTGATTGTCGGTCCAGATAGGACGGATACGCTCTTCGTTGATCTTGTCGTCAGAAGCAGCGTCACGGCCGTCGCCGATCAGGATCGCGCGAGCCAGCTCCTTCTCGAGCTGCATGCGGTCGATCTTGTACTGATACTCGACATAGTCGAAGTCGGTAATATCCACAACGTCATCACGGTTCAGAGCACTCTTGGCGTAGATGGTCTGAGGCTCGGTAGTACGCTTGGCAACGTTGTAGTTATCAGCCAGGGTCTTCTCCTTACCCTTCTGGTAACCCTTTGCACGGATACCTTCGATCTCGCGAAGGTCAACCTGGGAAGTACGGATCCGGCTGAACGGGCTTCTGTGAACCTTATTCAGAACAGCCTTCACCCACGCCTGGTCATTGGTAACAATCTCAGGAGCGCCGGGGCGCACGTCATGCCACTCGGGGAACAGTGCATCCACACCGGCGGGAGTCTGACCGGACGGATAAGAAGTAAAGCCACTCACCGGAGCAAGGCCGTCGTGCTGAAGCTCATTATCGGAAGCATAGGCTCTGAGAGCTTCTTTCAGCGTGCCATACTCTTTAGCATCCTTAATAATGTCCATCTGATCAGAATGGGTCAGAACATTTGCGGTATCATAACCGCCTTCAAAAGCGTTGAAGTTCATTTCGTCTCCTCCAAAATCGTTGTGTTCGAGGTCTTCATCATCCAGTACCTCGTCGAGAGCATCGTCAATGGCAGTATCAATCAGATAATCGACAACGGCCAGCTGATCTTCGTCCATGGTGTCAAGAATATCTTCGACTGTCGGTTCGTCGTCGTCATAATCATCGTCCATGTCATCATGCTCAATTTCATCGTCGTCATCGTCGTCGGCATCTTCTGCAGCCTGCTCGACGAGATACTCGACAACTGCCAGCTGGTCGTCATCCATGGTGTCAAGAACGTCCTGAACGGTCTTTCCATCAACATCAACATCAACATCGTCATCGTCGTCCATATCATCATGGGAAATCTCACCGTCAAGATCGCCGGAAGCGGCCTTGGCAATCAGATACGACATGACTTTCAGCTGATCGTCATCCATGGTGTCAATAACATCCTGGATCGTCTTATTGTCATCCATATCGTTTTCTCCTTCATCTTCGTCATCTTCCGAGTCGTCAGCATGTGTCAGAATATGACCATATTCGTCACCCATGGTGATATAGGCTTCATCTGTCAGCGTTTCGACGTCATCACCGTGGGCAATTACCGGATAGGTAATCTGTGCGCCCATATTGGCTCCAGCAAGCACAAGACTTACTTCTTTAATGGAACCGTGAAGAACGTCGCCGCCCTTCTGTTTCAGCTGATTTGCCCAGATAGAAAGTGATGTGATATCTCCATGTTCTACATCGCGTTTTGCGGCCTGGGCCAGGTCGCTGTCATTGAAGTAGCCATAAATAAAAACACCCTCAGGTCTGTTCTCCAGAAATCCATGTCCGAGAACTGCCTCAGGGCTATCGTGGTTGTGTCCCCATACAAGCGGAACCTTGGCTCCGTCTTGATGGGCAAACGCACCGCTTCGAATTGTGCGGCCGTCACTGCATCGGAGATCATTCCGAGTGGCCCAGCCGCAGAAATCATAGCCTTTATATCTTGCCATGATTCGCATGACCTCCTGTGTTACTGAGAGTTACTTCCATTTTGATTTTACCGTCTCGGCGGTTCTTCTTCGGGAAGCTGCTCTTCGGATTCTTCATCGTACTCTTCTCCACTGCCCTGCATGTCGATCGGCATATTCGGATTCGAGAGCTCATCGGCGCCTTCCTGTTCAGACGGTTTAAAGCCGAGAATGCCTCTCATCTCGTTCGGCGTCAGGATCGTGTTACGCAGCAGCGTATCGCCAAGACCCGCGACCTGCGTTACCGGTACCAGACGGAATGGGTTGTGGAAGGACATAATGGAATGTCCCTGAGTACGAGCGGTTGGTGTGAGCCATTTACGTTTCATCTCATCGACGAATTTCGTAACAATCGGCTCAAGAATGTTTGTCACATAATTCATCTTCGCCATTTCATTTGCATTACCGTTCAGAATCTCAGCACTAACGCCGAGCTGATCGTGTAGCTGTTTGGTAAGGCTGTCGATCTGTGCTTGCAAATTACTGTCAATAGGGCGTCCAAGCTGAATGATCTTTTCCGAGGCATCAATATAGCCAATGCCATACTTGGAGTTATTCAGCTGCACTTCAAGGTCGTGCTGACGTTCCTTGGCTCTCTGCTGCTGCGTTTCATGCCGTGTGGAATACGGAAGCTGAATAATCATGTCGAGCTTGCCGGAAGCAGATTTCTCATCCTGTTTATCAAGCAGAGCGAGCTTTTTGCGAAGTCTGGCCATCACAGAGTTTGGTGCGTTCATGATAGCGTAGAAAGGATTCTGTACAATCAGACAGAATTTCTTTGGCATCCGAATGGTTTCTTTCTTTCCGGTCTCTTCGTTATAAAGCTCAACATCAATGTCTTTTGGATACCAGGAGAGAATTTTTCCGACTCTCGCGGTTTTAATCCGGTTGACGGCCTGTGTTGTATAATTGACATCAGCCGTAATTGGGCATACCGCGACATAACCTTCATCGAGCATGGACATATATACATCCTGCTTGAATTCCCTGGCGGACTGATCGATGTTGGCTTCCAGCGTAAGAATGCTATTAAGTTCGTCTTTTACATCCTCTTTGTAACGATCAAACTCATCGAGCATAACATGGCGAATATCAATCGCTGCACAATCGACGGCAATGCGGTTTAAAATAGGCGCAATAATAGACCGTTCCCCGCCCGACTTCATTGGGCGCTGATCCGGCCTGTAAGATGTATTATAGGAATAATAGGTATAATCCCGCGTTTTTACAGTGGGATCTTTGTTTCGAAAGGCGTTCCAAGCCTTTTGAATACGTTCACCCAATGTGGGCAATGGAATCACCTCCGAGAATGATTATAAGTTAAGCTTTATTAATATCATCAATCAATTTCTTTCTCTGACGATCATATTCTGCCTGTGCATCTTTCAGCTGCCTCTGTGCGGAAGATTTTTCCTGAGCACTGCGAGCTTTGGTCACTGCTCTTTGCGCGGTTCGAAGTTTATCCTGAGCACTCGCAAAACTTTGAACATTAATTCCACTATTTGACCCCATATCCAGAAGGTATTCATCACTAACGTTTGAATAGCTCGGAATCTTAGGCTTACTGGGCTTATTGGAAGAAGTCGACGAAACAGAAGATGTCGTTGACACAGCGCTTGTGTTATGATCAGTCGAAACTTCAGAATTACTTACTTTTTTTTACGAGTTGTAAGATTTCTAAGTCTTTCACGAACGGCGGCGCCTTCATCTTTACCTTCTCTATAAAGAGACATGGCTCTTGACCTATAATTATCAGCATCCTGATGGCGTCCGGATTTATCAGATTTCTTAGCTTTACGTCTATAATAATTTGCCATCAGACGCTCACTAATACCAGCATCGTGTTCATCGATAAAGCGCCCGACTTTTGAACCCCAAGCTCTCTTCGGTGCAGCAGCAAGAGTTCGTCTAGCCCTCGCGCCTTCTTCTTTACTTTCTCTATAAAGAGACATAGCTTTTCCGCGACGCGCTTCAGCTTCCTCATGACGACCTGCTTTATCGGCCTGTTTCGCTTTACGACGCTGACGATTTGCCATCAGACGCTCGCTGATACCGGCGTCATGAGAGTCGATCCAGCGTCCAGCCCTAGAACCCCATGCTTTCTTGGCGGTATCATACACATAACGATAAAGTCCATTGCCAATAGGAATCTTTTCTTTATATTTCGGTTTTTTCCCGGTTTTACTTCCCCATTCAAGCCTACCTTTAATTTTACCAAGGATACCTTTTCCGTATATTCCGGCAGCACTAGAAGTTGCATGCGCGATGTAAGGCTGACCGTTTTCATCAACAGCGATGATGTAGTCATTGTTATACATCAGTTTTTCCTCCTGTTTTTTAATCAAACATGTCCTTATTCAATTTGTATGCAACATAAGCGTCAAGCAAAGCTGCGACGTTATCGATCTTCTCCTCACGCCGCTTCTTCATGAGCTTACGGTTACCATTGTTATCCTCCATGGCAATACAGTGTCCCATACAGAACATCATGATCTCCTCATCAAAGAGAAGCTGTCTTCGTTCTGAAAGGATTTTGATTTCGCCAAGAGGGACTGATTCTGTCTTTACACCCTGTGGTACCTTTTCGATTCCGTAAGGACCATTGTCAATTTGCCAGCGGTTAATGAATACAGGCGCATTATATGGGTCGTATCCCAGACACAAGACGTTGTATTTCTTATCGTCTATAAACTGGTATATATCTTCGTATACGTCGCCGATATCCAAAACCGTCGAATCCATGACGACCAAGCTGCCTTCCCGAATAAACTTCTGATACTCGGTCTGCAGAGCCCTTGGTAATTTCTGGTACGTATAGGACGTTATATAACTTCTCGCCTTTACGCCAAACCCAATTCCTGGAAGCGGAAATAGAAACGTAAATGCACAGAAGTCGTCTCCCTGAGAGAGGTCCATGCCCATCGCGCATGTCATACCATCGAAGTACTGTGGTCGATGCGGCAGGGTCTCTTCATAGGTAAAGAAATAGGTATAACCCTCGGTCGGAATTCCAAATCGTTTCGCGAGGGTGTCGTTGTAAACTGACCCATTTTTCTCAGCACGCTCCAGTTCGAGCTTATAGGTCTCATAACTGACCGTTGCGCCAAGATTCGGATTTGCCTTGATCCACATCTGCGGATCCTTGAGTTCCTTTGTGTCATCAAGACAGTACCACCAGATCGATACATGCGGATTGATGTATTCTTCTTTCAGAATGTCCAGCAATTCCATTTTGATTGTATCGCCGGGACCATTTCGGACACAGCCTTCAGAACTCACGGCAATAATGAGCCAGTCGTCCAGTTTCGATGCGCTTTGTTCCAGAGCGCCAACGACGTCTTCCCGAATATCTCCGGAAAGCCATTCATCAACAGTGGCATACTTGCATCTTGCGCCCTGAAGCTTATCGATGCGCATCGGTCGG